TCCATAGTACCTACTGAAGCATAAGCTCTTCTGCCCATTGCTTTTTCCATACCTTTGGATTCATCTCTTCTAGCTTTATAGTTTTGCTTTTTACCAGAAGCTTTACCTGTTCTCATACCTAAAGATTCATCAAGTCTAGCATTGTATCCTTGTTTCTTTTTAGCTGGAGTTACTTTTTTACCAGTTATTTTTTTCTTAGATACTTTAGGTTTAGCTTTGCCCATTGCTTTAATACTTTTGTCCTTAGACTTATTTCTTTGAAGGGCAGGTCTTTTCATCGCGCTACTTGGCATAATATCCTCCTTATTGTCGCGTTATTTTAACTGCCGCATCCATAGTCTTGGCAGCGTCTTTTGCCATATCACTGGCAAATCTCATCTCAGCTTCTTTTAATCTAAGAGCACGATCTTCGTCTTCGTTCTCATCAGTTGTCATAAGCTTAGCTTCTTCAAGATCCATCTTATCATTATGCATCTTAAGTTTATTCATTTCAGCTTGTGCACGTAATGCTAGATCTTGTTTTTGTATTTCTAGTTGTTCATTCTTATCTTCTTCACCAGCCATGATCTTAGCTTTCTCTTCATCAAACTGTAATACTTTATCAGAAGCGTTAGCTGCCATTAATGCAATTTGGTTTTGCATTTCCATTGGAAGTGGTTGACCTTGTTGCTGTGCCATCATTAATGCTTGTTGTGCTTGAGGATCTTCAATCATCATCATCATTTCTTGTTGGTACTTCATAGCTAAGTGTTCTGTAATATGTGCCATTAGTATTTGTTGTAATTGAGGATTTTCTTTATACGCAGGATTACGTAGTATAGTTCCATGAGTTACAATATGTGCATCATGGTTTTGATCCATCTGTGCTTGTAGTGGTGTACCTTTCATAGCAGCCATGTTCTCTGTTATAGGATTAGCTGACATAGGTTGTTGTGATTGTGCTAAATATCTTTGTGGCTCTTCAACACCCATAGCCGCAAATAACTCCATACTAATTTGTTGCATGTTATAAGCTGCAGGGTTTTGTTGAGCTATAGACATAATAGCATTTATCTTTGCAATCCTATGCGCTTCTGTTGGCATGTTAGGATCAGATACTGGAATAACATCAATTGATTTTAAATTGAAGTCTTCTTTAAAAACTTGCTGTGCACTGCCTGCGACTTCGTAAGGATACATATCAGGAAGATATTCGCTATCTAATCTAGCGAGAATACGCAGGTCTTTGGATTGAGCAGCGTGTAAGCGTTTGTGCACAGCGTTGAACAGCTTTGAAGATTGCTCTAACAAAGCCATTGTAGTGCCGACAGGACCATAGTTAGAACCTTGTTCTACTACACTATCTGTCGCATCGGCAAACTCTTTTGCAAGATTAGTTACATATTGCATTAACTGGAATAAAGTTCCAGAAGGTTCTTTGAATGGTAACGGTTGTAATGATTTACCTAAGTCACCCGCAGGACTATTTACTTCTCTCCACTCACCTGGCGATATAGGCTCATCAGGGGCAAGTACACGAAGACCGTGTGCCTTGAAACCCCCTGGTAAGTTTGCAAAGGTACCAGCGTCAATAAGCTGACGCATGGAGGAGGTGGCAGTCTTTGTAAGACCACCTATCAAATGTAAATAACCATATCCATAAAAACCTAAACCTGGGATCATAGTGTAATGAGTAAAGTACATTTTCTTTTTCATTAACATATCATCTGCGTCCCAGTTTCTTCTTATAGATAAAACTTGTTCGTCAGTTGTCATATGAACAATGTATGGAAGTTTTAATCCATCTTCATTTTCATAACCTGGTAAATCTATATTAGCATGTACTTCTAGTATTTCTACTTCATCTTCTTCTTGACCTGGTTTAGAACTACCTACAATTTCATTAGCACTTTCAGTTGCGCCAGTTTCTTCAATCGAAGTTTCCATAACATCTAAGTCACGGAACATTCCTGCTAATTGTAATTTCTTAACTTGGTTTGTTGATAATGTATATTTGTGTGTGTATCTTTCTGCGCTCTCTAAATCAGATGCAAAATAGTTTACATAGAAATCACTTGACTTTACAAATTCAGTACAAGCTCTTTGTTGTGTTGGATCCCAATATGTTTTCTTAAATGCTGTACCGTATAAGGAAACATAAAATAATAATCTATCTAGTTCTGGTCCATACTCAGGCATTTGTATTTGTGTTTGCCAATTCATAAACTGACGAACTCTATTTGCCTGTTCTTGTTTTTGCATTGTGTCCAAACCAATTATACGTGTACGTACTGGACCTTCGGTTGGAAATAATTCTTTATAAGTCTTTGCTTGAAACTTTACAACTGCTTGTGCTAATACAGGGTGAGTTGCACTACATGCCCCCGGAAAAGGTTCATCACCTTGTTCATCTTTAAATCCTAAAAGAGTAACACCTTCTTCTGCGATATCATCATATTCTTGTCTTGATTCTTTATCTCTAGTGTACCCATCATATAAATCATTTGCTACATTTTGTAAATCTGCTGTGTCCATCATTTCTGCTAAATTCGCATCATGATCTTCTGGCATCATACTACCTTCAGGGTCATCAAACATACCCATAGCTTCAGCAGCTTCTAGCTCTACATCATCATCTATTTCTACTTCAATAGATTCTTCGCCATCAGGCATTTGCACTGAAGTGATTGCTTCTTCTAAATCTATTTTCTTTTCAATTGCCATTTTGTATCCTTACTAATAATAAAAACGTCCACGTTTACCTTGCTCCACGTACCTTCTATTATATACGTTTTGTTCAGCGTTGTCAAGCCACGTATTACCGCTGTGATCTACGTAACCACCATTACGCATCCAGATTAATGCTTGCGTAACTGTATCCATATAGTCATCATGACTACCTGTTGGGAAAGTTCTAGCTTCTTCCATAACTTCTTGTGCCCATGATTTATCAAAAGGTGCAAATATCCTAGCATTATGGAACAAACCTGTAATAGAATAAGCTCTTGCTACTTTATCTCTATCTGGTTGGTACTCAAATATAGGCAGACCTGTCATACGTAAGTCTTGTATCAAAGATTGTCCTGAAGCTTTCTTCTCAACTATAATTGTATCTGGAGAATGCATGTCATATTTCTCCATAGCCTTTTCACGTAGTGTAGGATAGTCCCATCTACCACGTTCTGCCCCCAATAAACAAAGGTTAGGGGCACTAACATCCCCACCAAACACACCCCATGTAGTAATTGCAGAATAATCTGCAGAAGTCTTGGTAGAAAACGCAGTATCCCACGATTGTATAATGTAATCACACTCAGGTGCGTAGTCATGTACCCAATTCTGCCACCATTCTGCTTTAATTATGTTACCTTCTTCCGAAGATGGCGCTTGACCGTACAATGCATCAAACTTAAACGCAGGTGTATTGTTTTTTGTACGTATTATTTCTTCTGTTGTCCAACAAAAGCCATCATCTTTGTCTGATTCAGGCCAGAATGACTCACCTAAGTCTAGATTTGTGTAATTTTTAGATAAATATCCCTGCTTTACTAATTTTTCCCTAGCAGTTTCCAAAGTTTCTAGCGATTCAGACGTATTTAACGCAGGAATACGTACAACTTCCCACTTATCTGCCATAGGTGCAGAGGCTTCTTGCTGTAATAAGTAGCCTGCTAGGTCATTTTCATGCCATCTTGTCATAACAAGTACAATTTTTCCACCAGGCATAAGCCTTGTACGTAGACCAGAAGCATACCATTCGTTTAAACTGTCTCTTCTTGTCTTAGAAAACGCATCTTGCTCTGATATAGGGTCATCAATGATTGCTAAGTGTGCACCAAACCCTGCGATACCTGAACCAGAACCAGCTGCTAGGAAAGATCCTGCTTGTTTTTTCTTATGTTCAAGCGCCCATGAGTTTGCCGCTCTATTATCTTTACGAATATTTATTTTTGGAAAGATTGATTTGTAAGCAGACGTGTTTATAATATCACGAATTGCTCTACCAAACCTAGTTGCAAGATCGTCACTGTGTGATACAGCTATCTCTTGCCAATATGGATTACGTCCCAGCGCCCATGCTGGAAAGTATGTAGATGTAATTAAGGATTTACTAGAACGTGGTGATATAAAAATCATAAGACGATCTATCTCGTCTTTTTCTAATCGCATAAGCTGGTCACACAAAACTCTATGATGTGGACCAACACTAAACGATGGGTTCATTAGCATTACAAATGCTAATAAATCATCACGTGCTTGTTGGATGGCTAGCCTTGTGGCTGCATCCCTATCTTCATTTGTTAACGACATACGCCTTGCCACCCCATAATGCTAACTGTTCGTATAGATTAGCGGGAGGATTACTTGCATCGTACTCCTCAAGTGTTGGCGTTAATACGCGTGTGCTCATACTATCTCCTGTGTTAGTTGAGTTATTTAGTTATCTTAGTTACTTTTCCTACTGAAGGTTTTGCACCATTAGGCATGTTGTATAAATCATATACATGTACGCCACCATTGTAATCATACTCTTCTGCAGTTTCAGTCCAAGTAAAAGTATTGTTCTTTCCTTGTTTTACTTTTGCAGTATATCTAGTATTACTATATGGTCCTTCAACTGGATGTGACTTAACTGTTTTAATTTCGCCCATTGTTTCTCCTAGAAGTTCATTTTAAATCCGATAGAAAATTTCTTTTCTTCGGGGTCAATACTGACAGACCAGCCGTCAGGTATTTTATTTGAGATCTTTTGAAAACCACTTTCAACTTTATCCGAGCCAGGTAGTTTTGAAAGACCCCATACACCAGCCGCAATTATAGCTTTCTTAGCTTCTCTTTCTGCTCTTTCTTGAACAAAAGCTTTAGCTTCATCTAAGTTCATATCCTTACGTTGGTTAGACACTTATCTTCTACCTCTTGATAAAAGTTCTGCGTCTCTTTTTTTCTTTCTGTCAGCTTGCGCTTTGTTAGCTTTCTTTGCAGAAGACTTCATTGCATTAGCGGAAATAAATCCACCACGCTTTGCATCTCTATTGTCTGCTGCTTTTTTATTGGCAGCTTTCTTAGCAGCTTTAGCTTTAGCTCTTGCTCTTCTGTCTTTCTCAGCTTTCATAATTGCAGCTGAATCTTGTTTAGCTTTTTTAGATTTACTTCTAGCTCTTCTTGCTGCTTCAGCCTTCATAATAGCTTTATCTTTTTTCTTATCAGAAGGTGAGATAGGTTTCTTTTTTATTTTAGGTTTAACTTTCTTCTCTGATTCTGATGCTTCTGCTGTTTTAGGTTTAGTAAATTGAAAACCTGGTTTAGTTTTATCCGCATCAAAGTAATCTTTAATTTTAGTTATAATACTTTTCTTTTTCTTTGTTGTCTTCTTTTTTGTCTTCTCTCTGTTTCTAAATTCTGTTTTATTTTTGTAGGTCTTACCGCCTTGAGTGATAGTACCGTCTTTGTTAACATAAATAGAGT